ACGGTCAGGCGTATGCGGCCTGCAATAAAGAGATCGTGCTGAACCTTGTTGCCCACCTGCTGGTGATTCAGTCCGCCCCGAGTGCAGCACCCATCAAGGAAGAGTCCAGCCGCTCAGTTGGCAGCGTGTCAACCAGCTTCGAGGCACGCGCCAGCGCCAGTAATTTGAGTGACTTTTTCGGCTCAACCAAGTATGGTCAGATGTACTTGATGCTGACTTCAACCCGCCGCCGTGCCTATTTTGTGTGATTCCTTGCGTCTGTGTGCTTCCGCCCCATCTCCCCACGGGGCTTTTTTTCGTCTAGACTTGGGCTTATGAGCACACCTGAAGAAACCAAGAAGATGATGGACAACTACCTGAAGCAGTTGGAGCAGGCGGTTGACACATCGGTGAAAGTCGGCCTTCCCTCCGATAAGGTGGGCAGCGAGGTCTATGGTGACGGTGTGACGATCATGCAGGTAGGCGCACAGCACGAATATGGCACTGAGAAAATGCCTTCCCGTTCATTCCTGCGCATGCCTTTCGATGTGAAGCGTGACGAGATTAACAGCTTCATCGGCCTTCAGTTCAAGGCAGTGCTGGAAGGTAAGCGATCCGCCAATGACGCCATGGAGCTTGTTGGCGTGAAGGCGACGAACATCAGCAAGGCAGCCTTCCGCAATAACGGCTATGGGCAGTGGGCACCGCTGGCGGAAAGCACGAAGGACATCAAGCAAGAAGCCGGGAAGACAACTCCGCTGGTCTGGTCTGGTATCCTGCGCAACTCTATCACCTGGAGCATCGAGTAATGTTGCCGAACGTCAGTAGCGCCCTGCTGGGCTGGACACAACCGGTGCTGGTCAAGACCGTGACCAAGACCACCGTGGATTTCGTGGAGACGGAAGTGGTCACTGGCGAGACCGTGCAAGCGGTGGTGCAACCCACCAAGAAGACAACCCTCAATGCCGATACCCTGGACTGGTCACAACCTCACATCACCCTGCACAGTGAGACGCTGCTGGCGTTGGGTCAGCTTGTCGAACGCAATGGCGCTGACTACAAGGTGGTGGAGGTGCAGGACTGGACAGACTACGGCTACTGTGAGGCCGTCTGTGAAGCGACACGGCGTCCCGTGGTGGAGGTGACACCGTGAACCCCCTGATTCTGCTGGCGCTGGTCATACGCGACCTGCTGCCCCATCCTGAAGAGCTGATCCGCTTCGGGCGACTCAATGAAGAACGCGAGTGGTTCGATGACAACTACATCGTGGTTGACCGCCTTGCACCAGGGCAGCCGATGACGCGAAGCGAGCGTTATGATGGTGACGCTGAAGAGTTGACGCTTTCCACCAGGATGCGCCAACCGGTGACAATAGATTTCTTCGGCGAGAACGCATACACTAACGCAGAGAAATTGCAACTGTTACTCAAATCTGATAAAGCACTCGACCTGCAAGAGCAGTATGCTGTTACCGTAGGCGGTGCGAGTCAGATCACTGATGTGAAGGCGCTGACTGGTCAGCAATATGGTAACCGTGTGCAAGTGGAGCTTACCATTCAATACAGCCCGTCTATCACCCTTGATGTTCTGAGGATTGATACGGCGGTTGTTGAAACAATGTCGGATTGAGGGTCTATCAATGACTGCCAGTATCACGAACATCATCAACGTCGCACTGATTCCTGAGGGGCAGGCAGCGGCACGCGACAACATGAATGTCGTCTGTCTCATGACGAGTGAGCAAGGCGTTCTGTCGTCTGCTGAGCGCTTCCGTGCGTATCGCAGTGCCCAGGCTGTTGAAGCCGATTGGGGGACCGCCAGCGCGGTGTCTCAGTACGCTGCGACCTTCTTCAGCACGCAGCCCAACGCGGTCAACTTCGGCGGTTCGCTGATCGTTGGCTTCTACCGAGGGCAAGAAGAGACCGTAGCGGCTACCGCTGCCAGCCTCACCGGGGTCCAGCTTTCCGAACCCGCCACCCTGCAAACCCTGAACACCATCGACAACGGTTCGTTCAATGTGGAGGTGGGTGGTGTTGAGCAGACGGTTGCCAGCCTGGACTTCCGCACTGCCACCAGCTTCGATGACGTTGCCGAGACCATCGACGCTGAGTTGACCGGGGCGACCTTCGAGCATGTCAACGGGCGCTTCATTCTCACCAGCTCCACCGCGGGCGCTACGTCCACGCTGGGTTACCTCACTCCTGAAGGTGCAGGCGAGTTCATCGGTGACATTTTGGCGCTGTCTGACGGCTCTGGTGCGGCTCTGGTGCAGGGTGCTGCTGAAGAGACCTTGGCTGTTGAAACCAAGATTGAAGGTCTCAGCGCGGTCAAAGCGGAAGTGAACTTCAAGGGTGTTGCCTTCATTGACCGCGTGCTGGATGCGGAAGTGCCCGACATCGCCGCATGGGCCGGGGCCAACTCCGTGCTGGTCTACAACGTCTTCAGTGGGTCAACTTATCTGGAGGTCTCCACCGATAATCCGGTGTGGCAGGTGCGGCTTGCCAGTCAGAACGAGTTCCGCTGCCTCTACAGCAAGGCCGGTAATCGCAAGCTGGCAGTGACCTACATGGCACGAGCGCACACGGTGAACTTCAATGCCGAGAACAGCGCCATCACCATGAACCTGAAAACGCTGTCTGTCCCGGCTGAAGAGTATAGCCAGACGGAAATCGATTCCGCCTACCGTGTGGGCCTGGACATCTACACCAGCGTCAAGGACGTACCTGTAGTGCTGACCAGTCCCGCCAACGACTTCGTGGATAACGTCTACAACCTCATTGCCTTCGTGGACGCGGTGCAGACCGACATGTTCAACCTGCTGTCGCTCACCGGTACCAAGATTCCGCAGACCCGACGCGGTGTGCAGCAGCTCATTGACCAGGGTGAGAAGACCACACGCGGCTTCGTGCGGGCAGGCGTTTTTGCACCGGGTACGTGGTCCAGCCCTGACAGCTTCGGCAACATCGAAGTCTTCAATCGGGCTATCGAGGAAGACGGTTTCTACTGGCTGGCTGGCAGCCTGGCTGATCAGCCTCAGTCTGATCGTCAGGAGCGCAAGTCTCCGGTATTGCAGGCAGCGGTGAAAAATGCCGGTGCGATCCACAAAGTGGATGTCATCATCAACTTCAACCTGTAAGGGGCTGACACATGAGCACTATCGCACTCGCCGCTGACAGCACATCGCTGATTCTGAATGGCGCTGGCATCACTCAATTCAGCGAAGGCGACTTCCTGACACTGGCCCCCGTCAATCCTCTGACGGGGCACGTCAACACGCAGACTGGCGTGAACATCAACAAGCGCATGGATGGCAACGTCTATGACTTGACTTTCCGCGTGCAGAAGTACGGGTCTGATGACGTGCTGCTGACCGGGTGGATCAACAGTGAAGCGCCTGTAGTGATCAATGGCAGCGTGAAGGAAACCTTCTTCCGTGACGGTCAGGAGTTCACCGAGTCGTGGACCCTGGAGGCGGGCAGCGTTACCACCCTGCCGACTGACACCAAGAACAACCAGGACGGTAACGGACAGATGGAATACGTCATCCGCTTCCGTCGCGGCAAGCGCAACATTTAAGGGGTAGCACATGGATCAGCAACAAAAGGGTATGGAGATGATCAAAGCCGTCTATGAGGACGGCTTTGCCGAGATCAACGGGCGCGAATACCACTTCCTGAAGATGCGTCACCAGCAACGGCGTAGCGTGTTCGCGTTCTTCTCATCCATTCAACGTGATATCCAGCGGCAGGACTTCAGCTTTCTGGATGATCCGCGATTCAAGCATGTCGAGAAGATCATCGAATCGTCCGTCAGCTTTGATGACAGCCTGCTGGCGAAGCTGCCCGAGCATTGGGAGACCTACCCCCAGGACTATCTGACGTTCGTCAGTACGGCTCTGGCGGTGCTCAGCTACCCTTTTATGCCCGCGAGCGCTACAGGCTCGCAATCCCAAGGCGACCCGGCTCCGAAAACTTCATCCAAAAAACCAATGTAAGCGATGAAATGTTCATGTACCTGGCGCTGGT